AAGCTGCAGAGCGTGATTTAGCCCAAACCAATCCCCCCTTCCCGCTCAGATCAATCCCATTCGTGATCGTCTGCGTGCTGCCGTTGCCGGTATATAACCAACTGCTGAAGCATTCCTCGACGTAAACCTTGGGTGCACTGGCGGATGCAGCGAGTGCTTTACTGTTCAGCATCAGGCATCACCCACGCGAGCGCCGTACACCTGCGTGCCGACTTTCCAAAGCACAATAACCGTGTAACCCGTTGTATTCAGCGTCGGTGCATTGCCGCCGCCTGTCTTCCACACCACGCCGCTACCGCCAAAGGTGGAATCGCTCCAGGTCAACGTATAAGCGCTGCCGTCATCCACCATCAAGGTGACCGATTCACCCGCTGCAAAGTTGGTGGCCTTTGGTGTGCGGTTAGCGCCGAGCGTGATTAGTTGGATACTGCCGTTGCCGGGGTCAATCTCAAACGCTGCCCCATCGCTGATGGTGAACACGTCCTCCAGGATCGTGCCGATGATGGCTGGATCGGTGAGTGTTTTGTTGGTCAGCGTTTGTGTGCCAGTCAAGGTCACATCACCAGCCGGTAGGCTTGTTAGGGCACCGCCTTCAATGACATAACAGCGATTCTCGTCTGTGGCGTAACAGATCTCACCCTCTTGTAAATCAGCGATGCTGCTGTTGAGATTGCTGTAAGTGCCCCGTGCAATGCGCACAGGCGTGCGGGTTGCTGGTGTTGGCATCAGTTGAAGCTCCCGCCGTCGATGGTGCTGCTGGTTGTCACAATGCTACTGCCATTGGCAAAGTTGCCACCATCAACGATCACGGCACCGCCTGCCTGTGCCCAGCTAAGAGTTCCTGCTGCGTTGCTCACCAAAGCGTAACCAGCTACAGCTGCATCAGTTGCCGGCAATGTCCACGTGACATTGCTAGCGATGGTTGCCGGCGCTTCAAATGCTACCCAGTTGCCGCCATGCCCGGTAGCTTCACCAAAGCGCAGATCAGACTGGTTATCGAGCAACAAATCACCAGTTAAGGTGCCACCAGTCAGCGGCAGCGGTGCTGCACCATTCGATGCGGCGGTAAGCCGACCTTGTTGATCAACCGTGATGCTGGCGTAGGTATAACTGCCTGGCGTGACTGCTGTGTTGTCTAGATCAACTGTGATTGTGCCGTTGCTTGTGATCGGACCGCCTGAACTGGTAAGCCCTGTACCACCACTTACGTCAACGCTGGTTACAGTGCCACCGCTGCCAGTTGCAGCAATAGTGATGGCACCGTCACCATTTGTGATTGTGACGCCAGTGCTGGCGGTCAGCGTCGCCTTTGCCAGCGTGCCATCGGTCTTACCGATTAGAAGCTGACCATTGGTGTAGGTGGTCTGCCCGGTGCCTCCATAGCCCGTCGCAAGTGTTGTGCCCTGCCATGTACCAGTACCAATCGTGCCAACGCTGGTCAGGCTTGAGCTAACGACAGCGCTACCAAGGCTAGTCGCATCAAGAACTTTTGTGCCATCAATTCGATACTCTTTGGTACTTACAATGTTGACGTGCTCGCTAAATGTCCATGCATCCGTGGCGTCTAGCCATGTAATCGTCTTATCTGTAGATCCCTTAAGTGTTACGCCGCCGCCATCTGCGGTTACATCGGTTGGGGTTGTGACCTTGCCGATAATGACGTTTTTATCTTCAACCTCAAGCGTGTGAGTGTTAATGATGACTTCTGTTCCGTTAACGGTCAAGTCGCCCTGTACCGTTACATTACCGTCGAATGTCGCCGCCCCGGTTACGTCCAACGTACCAGGTACGTCAATGTTGCTAGTCCACTCAACGCCAGTGCCCGCTGCATCGGTTTGCAGCAGTTGGCGGGCTGCTCCATCCGCGAGTTTGCTTACAGCGATCTCGGCGGTTGCTGCAATGTCTGCATTAACTAGAGGGTAAGCACTTAGCTGCGATCCGCGAATGTAGGCAAGTGATGCCCAAGCTGTGCTACCATCGCCAACCTTCCATTTGCCGGTGTCACTTTCATAGCCCAGCTCACCAGCCAGTAGCGTTGGATTGTTGGCAGTCCAGTTGGCAGCAGAATCGCGCCGTTGCTTTTGCAGTGCTGACAGCGTAATGGTCATGCTGATGCCCCTGAATCAATCAGATAGGCGCGTGCTGGTGATGCAGACGCGGTAAGCCCATCATAGATATAGTCAACAGTTGTAGGCAAGTCGGGATCGGATCCGGTTTCACCGGGTGGGATGTCGATGTCAATATCGCCTAACTCGATGACGTACGATGCCAGTTCGATTTCAACTGACCAAAGATCACACGATCCATCAGTGATCGTTGGCGGCGTTCCATAACGCCAAGCAACATTACTGGGTGAAGGGACAGGCGGCACGGCATAGCCAGACCAAACCTCTGGGGGCAAGAAAAAGATGTTGTAACTGCCGTCTTGTGCAACGTAGTGATCGCGTATCTCGTTTAATTGTGCTTCACTGATATTGTTAAAGGTAAGCGACAGCGATTGCCCAACCCTTCTGCTACCAAGTCGATATGCCGTATCCATACCAGATAAAGCAACCTGACGTACTTGCGGCACGTCACCGGGGGTGTAAGTTCTTGCGGATGGCACCAATGCTGGGAATGTCATGGCTAGAGCGGAACTGTTTCAAGTTCAATGCTTAGGTTGTAGCGCTTTGGCGATGCAATCTCAACATCAGGCGATCCGGTATATCGCCACTGATAACTGGCGCTGCTGACTGGTGGAGTGGTGTAACCGCCCCATACTGCAGCCGATAAATCGAAAGGAATCAAACTTCCTTGCTGGCCTGCGTAGTGATCCAAAATCTGCTGCGCTTCAGATTCAGTAATGTATTCGTAACCTAATGTCAGCTGTTGCGCGATGTAGCTGCTGCCCTGTTTGAACCGAACATCACCGCCACTGCTGCCAGTGTAAACCTGCTGCGGTATATCGCCCAGCGTGAGCGATCTTGTGCGTGGCGCTAGCGAGGGGAAGATTGCCATTACACCACGGTAAAGGTGCCGTTCACCACTTCATTGCTGATGATAGGCACGCTGCTGCCATTGACCGGGAACTGCGCGGCTTCAATACTGGTGGTTCCATCGGTGGTGTGATCGATGGATGTGATCTGGTAATACTCTGTCTCCGTTCGATTGTCGCCTGCGCTGCTGATCCGTTGCCGTTCAATCTTGATGATGTCGGTGGGGATCAATCCGGCTGTATCTAGCGTCGTTTCAAAATCGATGATATGTGCGGTGTATCGGCGCCGCGCCAGGTAGTGCTTAGCGTAAATGATGGCATGATTCCGATTTGAACAGAAATCAGTCATATCAAACTGTTCAGTTGGTGCATCAAGACTCACGTTGCTGTAACGCACCTGCACGGTTTGCTGCGTACCAATGGCATCAGGTTCATTCTGCCGATACAGCAGCACGCAGTTCACGTCTGATTTATCGGCGGCTGTAATATAGGTTTTGCCAAACGATCCTGGCAGGATCTCGTCCTCAGTAAATGTTGCGGCTGCGCTTAGGACCGATAAGTTGATCTGCTGGCTGCCATTGATTGGCAATGCAGGCGCGAACCGATACTGTCCGCCATTGGAAAGGAAAGACAACAGAAAGAATGGCGCGGTTTCACCGATTAGCTCAATGACGTTGACTGATTCTGAAATGATGCCATTGAAATGCAAGCCATACTCATTGCAGAAGCTGGCAATGGTCGGCAGATTGCCAGTGAAGATTGGGGCTGATACATCCGGCGTTGTACCAGCAGCGTTGCGCTTCAAGCTGGTGAACAGATACATCGCAAGATCAACCAGCTGATTGCTGGCGCCTAGCGTGCTGCCTGCTGAATCGACACTGTATAGGTTGACCTTGATGCCTTGCTCGTAGTAAATGGATAGCTGGCGCGTTGTGGTTGGGTATGACCCTTCTTCTGGTGGATCGTAGATATCGCCCACAACTTTCAGGAAGGTAATGTCGGCATAGGATGAATTATCCGCAGTTGGCGTGTTAGCCGGATTGGCGTATTTGCTGACCACCACCTCCTGCTGAACTCCTGTAAGTGTGCCGGTGCTAGCAGGGTTGGCTGGATAGAATTGATTATTAACGCTTACAGTTGTATTGACAAAAGTTATGCTGCCAGAAGAAATGGAATTCCAGAAGGCTTTTGCTTCTATATATCCCACGCCAATGGTTGGCCCATCAATGAAATCACTTACAACCCCAATAAGACCACAGCCAAGCGCAGCCGAGCCTAGCTGGTTGATCGCAAATTGCGTATTAGACGGCAAGCCTATAGCGGAGAAATAAGCCGCCGAAATGTCGCTACCTGTGACATTATCATAAACCTTAACTGTATAAAGTATGGCTGAATTTGACGTGTCGCCAGAGCCTCTTGCAATTAACCTAATACCAAAATAGTCTGTACCCAAGAAATCGCGGCGCTGAGTGCTATCACCACTAGCTAGCTGTGATTCTTCTGTGAACGAATAGGTTTCTTTGCCGCAGTACATACCTGCGCCAAGTACCGGACAGGTGCCAGGGGATGCGGCAAGCGTTGCAGCGCTGTTGTAGATATTACTGATCGTGATCGTTTGATCAGCCAGAAATGCCATATTGCGCAGGCCAACCCATACGCGATGCTTGGCTGGACTGCTAACGATCTCGCCTTGGCTAACTGGGAAAAGAAAACTGCCTTTGAAAAAATAAGATCCAGCCTTTACAAGTGACGGCTGAATCCACACGCCACCAACATTGCTAACACGCTTGCCAAATAAAATCGGGACAGTCTCGCCTGCGATGGCGATCTTCTGTTGTTCACCAAGATCAGCCGCTGGCGTCTTGCGATTGCTAGGCGAGCGGTCTTGGTTTGCTGTTGCTTGGTTGGGTGGCGTCTTGCCAGCAGATGGGCCTAGCAGCGACTTTTTCAACCGCCGCCGTGTTCTTTTATTGTCTAACAGCTTGGCAAGCCATTTATTAGCTGGTGACAGATCGGCCATTACGCTGCCTCCTCGCATTGCCGCATAGCTACCAGCAGCATCATGGGCGGCACTACTGCTGTGGCCTGCTCGATGTTTTCAACGCCTGCAATCTCGCAGCCATCGCAGCCCACAAATACCTTTTGCCCATCACGCACAAACATCTTCACATCATCATGCACGCAGCCATCGCTGCAGCGCACTTGCATGTTGATGGCCAGCACTGGTGTAATCATCGCCCTGTGAACCTCCCGATCAAGTCTGACGCAATTTTGCGCGTTGGCACTTGGGGCTTTGTCTTGTCCACCATAGGGCTAATTGTCCAGCTGACCGAATCATCATTAACGCTTGCCCCATTGATACCGCCAATGTAGCGGCTGATCAACTGTGCGCTAGCAGCGTCCAGAGCATCCTTGCCCGCATCCTGCAAATACAACGAAGCAATCACTAGCCTGTTGGTGCCGATTGCTCCATCAGTCAAATCAATGATGTCGCCAGTGGCGGCAATTTCAACAGTCAAATCGCCAATCGCATTGGCAGACCGCAGAGAGAAGCCAGAAGCCGAAAAGGGGATGTAAACAAAGTCGCCGTCTACGTCAGTGTCAATCAATGCCATATTTTGCGGTTCTTGATAGAAGTTCTGCCAGCGCCGTGTTGGTGTCCGCTTACTGCCGCTGTAGACGCTATTGCGGTCTGCGTAGTATTCAAGAAAGCACAGGAGATCGTAATAAGCCATCACGCAATTCCAATGCTGCGACGCACCATGCTGTCGCCTGCTAATAGGTCAAGCGTCTGGTTAACGCTAGCCTGCACTGCACGACTCAAATCCGCAGTGGTTACATAATTGGTGCCGTTCATCTGAGTGACCGGGCCAGTCTGAATGCTCACACTTGCAGAGGATGGGACCACCACTCCACCCTCAGCAAAACGCGGGATGGCAGCAGCGCCACGCACGCCGGCCATCCAGTTCGCTGCAAATTTGCCAGCCTTGGACTGCGGCACGATGTATTCAGGTTCGCCGCCCTCACCAACCATTGCCAAGGTCGGGCCGCTCACCACACCACCCTCAGCGAAGCGAGGGATTTGCGGCATGGGCAAAAAAGGAATTTGTGGCAACTGAACTCGTGCTAATGCTTGGTTAGCGCCAGCAATCACGTTGTTAATTGCCTGCACAACGCTGCCGATGGCGCTGCCGATGCTATTCAAAATCTGATTAACAATGCCACGCACTGCGGTGAAGGCAGCCTTGAATGGTGCTGTGATCGCATCGGTCACACTCTTGAATGTGGCACCGATCTTTTGTACCAAGCCTGTGATCGCCTGATTGATTGGTGTCACAAAGCTAGTGTTTACAAAAGTAACAACAGCCTTGAATCCCGCCATGACCGGCTCGATGAACACCGTTTTGAATCCCTGAGCAGCCTGCTGCAGCACGCTGCCGATGACCTTAAACGCTGCTCCAATCTGATCACGGAACGCATAGATGGCGGTACCAGCAGCAACCGCAAGCGCCACCCAGCCGACAGGGCCGGTGAAGACGCCGATTAAGATTTGCCCCAAGCCGCCCAGTGCCGCAACCAATGGGCCGATGGCTCCGGCGAATCCTGCAATGACAGCAGGAATTCCAGCAAGCAATGGGCCAAGGGTCGTGAACACTGCAAGAATCGCCGTAACGGCAGGCGCAAGCGCAACGAAAGCAGCCGTCAATCCAGCAGCACTGACAACAAAGGTTTGAGCCTGAGGGCTAAGCGTGCTGAACCACTGGCCGAGCTGCGTCAGGCCCTGCAGCAGTCCGGTGATTATTGGCGTCAGGGCCGCGATGGCGCCAGGTAATGATTCCCCTAGCTGCTGCGCCAGCTGCGTGATGTATGGCAATGCAGCTGTGATCGCCTGATTGAATGGCCCCGCTAACTCACGCATGATCATGTTCAACGCATCATTGAACTGATCAGCCGCTTGCGCCATTTCGGTTGTGATAGTGGCGCTGTATTGACTCATCGCCTCACGGCCACCGTTCAACATCGGAATCAGGTTGGCGCCTGATTTACCAAAGATCTCCATGGCCAGCGCAGTCTTTTGCGCACCATCTGGCAGCTTGCTGAATTTATCGGCAATGTCCAACATCACAGCATCGACACTGCGTACCTTGCCGCTGGCATCAACAGAGCTGATGCCAATCGATCTCAACGCCTCATTTGCTTTCGATGCAGGATCAACAATGCCCTTGGCAAGCTTGCCCATTGCCTTGGCAACCTCATCCAAGCTGCTGCCACTATCTTCAGCAGCAGCACCGAACTTACTAAGCGTTTCGACGCCAACGCCAGTACGTTGGCTCATGTCATTGATGTTGTCTGCAGCATCAATGGCGTTTTTGCCAAGCACCGCAAGGCCGCCAACGGCCGCTGTGCCAACACCAGCGAGCAAAGCTCCTGTACTTTTAGCTATGCCGCCAAGCTTGCTGAATGCTGTGCCAAGTCCATTAGCCTGCTTGTCAGCAGCGCCGAGCGCCTTTTCCAGCCCTTGGATCTGGTTGATGCCGTCAACCTTGGCCTTAATGGTCAAGGCCGTTGTCATATCCAGCGCCATAGGTCAGCTCTTGCGCTTGTTGACGGCTTCCACCACTGTAGCCTCGATGATCTGCAAATCACTCAACAGCTCAGCCGGATTGTCGGCGCCATACAGCTCAAACGCCCACCGCACAGCCGAATAGTCCAAACCAATGATCGCGCCGCTGTCAGCACGCCATTGGGTCTGCACCTTCAGGAACATTCGCACAGCGGGCCATGCCTCCTCGATCACCTCATAATTCTTGGCCGCCTTACTGGGTGGTGGTGCGATGCCAAGCACGGCTGCATCCTTAGCCGTCTCATCGATCTCGGTACCGGCCACCCAGTGCTCAGCGGCCCCGATCAGTTTTTTCTTTTCAGCTCAACTAGCGACTCAAAGAACGCATTGATCAGCGCTGGCGCCATCATCGGTACATCCAGCAACATGGCTTTGCTGGCTTCGCTAAAAGGCACGGGCTCGCCATCACCGTCGATGATGCCCTCCCAGCCGACCAGAATTTCGTCGGCGATGCTCTGATCGCTGATATCAACAGCCGGCTCCTCGCCCCGTTCCGTGGCCTTCAGGCGCTTCTGTACCAGCTCTTGGATCTCATTGATCCGGCTCTGAGGCAGGCGCTTGAACTCAGCATCAAAGCTCTGCCGCTCTCGCTTCCCCCCGTTGGCCGGCAGCTTAATGCTCACCGGCCAGGTGTAGGAGTCGGACTGCTTTAGGACAAAAGCCACGCGGATCAGGTGAAGACAATCTCCATCTCATCATTGCCCGAATCGGTCGGGGTGGCAATGTACGGCAGGGTCAGCATCTGGATGCCATCCGCATCGCTGTAGGACGGATTGCCCAGATCGATCTGTCCGGCCGTGAAGGTCACGATATTTCCGGCGGTCTGGCCATGCTGGAAGGTCAGGTTTCCAGTGCTGTTGCCGGTGGCATCCGTAAAGAAGTTGTGAGTGCCAACGGGGACAGCCTCGATCATTACCTCGCCAGCAGGGGCGCGGTTGGTGATCAGCACTTCCTTGGTGCAGCCCACCAGCTCGCGGTAGACGATCTCATTGGCCAGCTCAAGACTGAAGCTTTGCAGGCAGCCGGCGTAGCTGAACACCTGGAAGCCGGTGGTGTTGCCCTGCTTGAAAACCACAGGATCAGCCTGATTGGCGTAGGTGGGGCTGCCCAGCGCCACGTCCGTAGGCGTGTTGTAGATGCCAGTGAACTCAAACGCAATCGTGGGGATCTCGCCCACAGCACAGTTCAGCGAGAAGGTACCGCGGCAACCGGTGGCCTTGTGCAGCACCCCGTCGTTGTTGAAGTAGATAGTGACCGACTTAGGCGAAGCGTCGCTGTTCGGCTCATAGGTCACGCTTGTACCAGCGCTCACCGTCTCAGTGAAGCTGCAGGCACGCAGCAGTGGGCCATAGGCCGGTGCGGTACCTGCAGCGCCTGAGCCTGCCAGCTCCACTTCGAAGTTGATCAGCACACGGGTCTGCGCCAACAGCTGCTCAGATTGGCCGAGATAAGGCCGGATCAGTTCACGGCTAACGGTGTCAGCCTCAAGCGGCGTCACCTCGATATTGCGCACCAGGATCGCGTTGCTACCTACTAGAGGGGTCGGATCAGTTCCGTAGGTAACTTCCAGTTCAGCCAGCAGCAGCTGGCGGCGAGAAAGCAGCGGCATGGCTTAAGGCCGGATGAGATCTTTCAATCCATCGTAACCGGCTCAGCTTGTTGTCAGATTCGTGACTGAAGTGCGATAACGCACAAGATATTCGCAGCCAATCACGCCAGCAGGCTGATCGGCCTCAACCATCTCAAAGCTGACGGATCGCGGCTGCACATCAATCGCATAACCGCCAAGCGTTAGGTCGGCCATGATCTTGCTATGCAGCGATTCCACAGTGGCATCAGCCTGCTGATCTGGCACATTGCCGCGCACGATCACAGCGACCCGTACCGTCAGGCTCCAGTCCAGGGTGGGCAGGCTAGTGTTTTGCTCGGCCGTGTCGTTGATCGGTTCGATCACGATGGCCGGGCTTTCGCCACGCGCCAATGGCTCAACCCTGCTGCGGTAGATCCGCGTGCTAACGCCAGTGGTACCGGCCAGCGTGGTAGCGATCTGAGCCAGGATTGATTCGCGCTTGGTTGTCATGCTGATGCCACCTGAACCACTGTGCAGATAATGCCTGGAATGCTGGGGTGCGTGGGAGTGCTGCCAGCTGGCTCTGCGTGGATATACGCGGCAACGTTGGTCGTTGACCAGATCAGCTCGATGTAGTCGTTGGTGGTCAAGCCCAGCACGAAATTCACTGTTCCGATCACGTTGCCATCAACGCCGCCATGACTTGAGATGATGCTAAAACGGCTGTCACTTGCAGGCACATCACCAAGGCTGCCTGCGTTGTTCTTGCGCAGCCACACATTGATGTCGTGGATCTGGGCGTCGCTGTTGCTGAACTGAATTGAGAAGGTGATGCTGTAAATCCCTGGATGGTCGACTGTGATGCGACCGTCTGAGATGATCTTCACGCCGCGGCTTGTCGCATCAGATTGCCGCAGCTTGATGGGATAAGCCGTGTTGGCCAAGGTTGCTACCTGCGAGGTTTCATCCCAGAAGGATCCCCAGTACCCAGGACAGCCGTGATACGGCAACTTGTCCCATGAGGATCGTCCATCGCCAATCTTCAGATTCTTGGTGTCGCTTTCAAGGCCAGGCTCTCCTGCCATCAGCACAGGATTCAGCGATGCCCACTGGCTGCGAGTGTTGACCTTGAAAGGACCGCTCATGTCTTCTGAAGCCCGATCTGAACAAACTTGCCATCGTCTAGCAGCATCACGTCACGCACGGTGTAGGCGACCGTTGCGACAGTGATTGAACTGCCACGGCTCAGGTTCCCGAAATCGGACGCCTTAGCCGTCAGTGTGTAGTCAGTGCTCAGCACCATGCCATCAGCCAGCACTTGGCTTGGCATATCCAAGATGCCCAGTGCAGTAACGGCGCCAGCTGTGCAGCTGACGCCGAAATCTGCCAGGAAGATATCAAGATCTTCCGTGAGTGCCATCAGCTGTACTTCTTGGAGCCGAGGGCCTGAACCGACACAGCACCAGTGCCGCTGCCACCAGTCACGGTGAAGAGCACGCGAACATAGCGACGCAGATCGTTGCTGTTCAGGTAGATCTTCTCGCGGAAGGCAGTGTTAGCCGCAGCAGCGGTAAAACCGCCACCAGTCACGTCGGCGAAATCGCCGGCAGTGGTGGTGTTGCTGTGCTGGATCTTGGCAGTCAGGGTGACGCCAGAACCGGCAGCAGCAGCATCGATGATGAAGGCAACGTCGCCCTCATAGTCCACTAGGTCAACGTTGGCGGGGGTGCCAGCGCCAGTAGCAGAAACCACTGCGTTGTTGTGGATGCTCAGCAGATCGGTTTTCGATCCGAGGTTGTGGATGGTCATTGGGTAGATCTCCTGCGCTTAGGCGCTGATTTAGGGGTGGGAGCCTCTACTGGCTCTTCAATCTTGACAGGTGCGACAGCAGCTTCAACAGCTTTGCCAATACCGATCAGAAGCCTGGCGTCAGAGGGGGAAGCCTCTAGGACTTCCCCGACGTTTGCCACACGTCCGCTCAGCATCGTCTGCCTAAGGACGCGGATCAACATGATCAGAGGTTGTTGTTGCCGCGGCTGAACGATTCAGGATGGCGAACAGCGATGTCCACATCCTGCATCGCAACCACGCGAACGGTGCCACTGGTGCTGTTGGTGTAGGGATCCACCATGATGTCCAGGCCGGAGAAGTAACCGATGATCAGGTCGGCAAAGTTGCCAAACCACAGATCACCAGCTGCCACTTGATTGGAGAGAACGCCGGTGTAGCCGTTCACTTCGCCGCCTTCCATGATGAACATGCCGGAGCCGGTGTCCTTGCTGGTGGTCTTTAGGTAACCACGCATTGCAGCGTTCATCAGGTAGACAGGGCTACCCAGCAGAGCGTTGGCGGTTGCCACATCGCTCTCCAGTGCCACCACTTCAGCGAAGGTGGGAGCGTCAGCAGCGAAGTTCTCGGTGCCGATGCCGGTGGTCAGCTTCAGACCGAGGGGCTCGCCGCTGGAACCGGTGCCATAGAGGCCAGCCAGGTCGATCTTGAGAGCAAGCACGCTGGCCAGATCGGAGCGCACCATGTTCTCCACGTCGATAGACGACTGGATCATCAGGCGACGGCTGTAGTCGGTGTAAGCGGCCACAGTCTTGGGAGTCAGGCTCACCTGATCCACGGTCTGCTGAGACTCGGTGGGGGCACCAGACTCAGCCACCCAGTAAGCGGTAGCAGCGCCGGATTGGCGGGGGATTGCCACGTTGCCGGTGAGGCCAGTTAGCACGGTGGCGCCAGCCTGGTCTAGGGCGGAGGCATTGCGCAGCAGATCGATGAAGCTGCCAGCGTCCAGATCGGTAGCAACAAGGTTGCCGCCAGCGGTAGCAGCACCGACGTTCAGGTCACGGCGCAGCACGTCCTGAGGGATGGTGATACCGCGGGACTGGCGACCAAGCTTGGAAGCTGCAGCCTCAGATGCCTCGATCTCGAACGCAGCAGCCTCACGGGCGGCGCGGTCGGTTGGGTTGGCCAGATAGTTGATGGCACGCAGGAAGGAGAAGCTGCGGCTCTCCTTCTCAGTCAGGCCGATTTCGGCGGCGCTCATGTTCACAGGCTCCTGTTTAATGTCGAGTTTGTCGAGCACAGCAGCGCGAGCCTCGTCGATAGAACGACCAGATTCGATCAGCTGGCGGCCAAGGTCGGCCATGTTGTGCTTGTCGCACAGTGCAGAAATGCCAGCGATGCGGGAGCGCTCAGCCTCAGCGGCTTCGGCCCGCACCACGGCCAGATCGGTGGTGGAGTTTTCCATTACAGGAATGGGATCAGGTGTAGGTGCTGCCGAGGCAGCTTGCTCGGCCTCAAGGGATCGGCCGATACCAACGCCGGGATCAGCCGGCACCGATACAACCGAAACCTCATAAGGAGACCAGGCAGTAGCAACAAAGTCGCCACTGCCGCGCTCCTCCATTTTGTCGATGGAGTAGCCAAAGGAGACGTTTCGCAAAACGCCATCCTTCACATCGTTCAGGATTTCCTGAGCGAATGGATTGCGGCTAAACCGCACACGTGCATAACCGCGACGGCGCTTGCTGTCGATGTATGCACGCTCGACCACCCCGATCACGCGATCAGGGTTGTGGTTGAACAGCAGCGGTGCGCCATCGTTCAAGCGGCTGAGATCGGCAGCCGTTGCCTCATGGCTGAGAATCTCGTTGCCGAAGTAACGGGCGACAGGGAACTCAGAGCTAAACGGAAACTCATAGGTGCGATCCTCAACCTCATCAAAGGTTGTGATCTCAGCCCGTTGGTGGCGGCCAATGCCGGGCATGGCACGCAGCTCAGCAATCTTGCTGAGCGTTGAAAACTTATGACCCACCAAGGTCTCAGTTGCAGCCCAGCCATCCTCCCCTTCGGCATATATGCGGATCAATGCAGCCGGATCCTCTGGTGTGGCCTCAATGCTGAACTCAGTATCAGGAACGCCCAGCGTGCCCTCGCGCATCACATGCTCAATCCGGCCGCGGGCTGTGCCGCCACTGGAATCCCATTGCACAAAGTCGCCCTCACTTAGCTCATCAGGCTCGGCACGCAGCACATGCTCTTCGGTCGCCGTTTCTTCCATCTTTCTATCCTGCAATGCCTTGATTCTATCCGCCTTCGCTGTAGCCCAACTCTGCCCAGGGTGGCCACCCCATGCCGCCCATGCAACGCGGCCGGCTGAGGGGTAGCCATCCTCATCAGGGTTAAAGCCTTGACCTTGCTTGTCGACTTCATGGCGTGCGAACCATGCCGCCATCGTGATCACGGTGTCGGCGCTCAACTCATCACCGCTAAGGATCTGCGATGCACGCCGCGCCGCAACCTCAGTGCCGCCAGCCTCGCCATCTGCTTTCCAATCCCGATATCGCTGTGCCTCTTCCTTCATGCCAGCAGTAGGCATGAGATCAATCTCCTCGCCTCCAACGATTGCCATCAATCCTCAAATGCCTCAGTGGGATCCTCCAAGACCGATTCCTCTTCGTAGTCCTCTTCTTCTAGCGGAGGATCGGTCTCATCAAACGCAGGCGTTGCACCCATGCTTACCGGGGGCTGAACGCCGCCACCGCTGTTGACTTCGCTTGGATCAGTGTCAACGACGATATCCATCTCGTCCAGCATTGCCAGCTCAGCCTGACGTGCCACCAGCACATCCTCAAGGTCGCCGCCCTGTTCAGCGATCACCTGGCCCAAGGTCTTGAAGCCACAGCGCACAGCCGTCTTGTAGGCATCCACCTCACGCTGCGGATCTACCCACTCCCAACTGCGCGGCACCCACCGGCTAGCGCGATAGCGGTCCGGGTTCGTCTCATAACCAGGCAGGCTGAGCGCACCGCTCAGCACAGCCATATCAAGCCACGCCTCAAATACCTGCTGGTGAAAGTTTTCCACCATGTACCGCTGCAGCACGCGATAGGTGTCTCGCTCTTCAAGCAGGCTCAGCCGGCTGCTGCTGTAGTTGCTTTCTGAGAAGTTCTTGCTGATGCTCTCGAACGACACCCCGACACCAGCCGCCACAGCACGCAGCATCGAACGCGTGAATGGTTCCAGCTGGCCATCAGGTGCATTCAAGTCCGGCACCGTGACGCTTTCGCCAGGCGCCAGATACTTGAACACACCAGGCTGAAACTCACTGACGCGCTCACCTTCGTAGATCTCGTCTCCCACCAGCTCGCCCTCTGGCGACTGGATGAATCCCATCAGCGCCGAGCTAGCCCGAGCACGCACCACCTCAGCCTCCTCATAGCCCTGCAACATGTGCAGCCGCATCAAAGCCGATGCGAACCACGTCACGCCACGTGTCTGCCCCGGACGCTCAGGCAGGAACAGATGGATCACCTCATCGGCAGGCACCCGCACGCGCTTACCGTTCGTGCGCGGGTTACCCGCATAAGTGTCGCCAGGATGGTTGGCGTAGAAGTGATAAGCCTGCGGCCGTAGGTAGCCATCCACTTCAATGCCCATTCTTACCGTGTTGCCATCCTTGGCTTGCGGCACATCGTCATCGATCAGGTAATCCGCTTCCAGCACCTGCAGCGCGAAAGGCACTTTGCTGTCACCAAACGGCCGTCTGATCATCCTGATGAACACTTCGCCGCTCTCGGCCAAGCTGCGCACCAGCAGGCGCTCAATATCGTGGAAGCCAAGGATGCCGCTTACATCACAACGGCTTTTGTGCATCCACTTCTCCCACTGCTCGTGGATTTGGCCGTTAATGGCCTCATCCAGCCGGCCACCACGCAGCATCCGCACCTGCCCCTGATGGCGGATGCCATGCCCGATCACGTTGTTCTGGATCGCCCGTAACGCTTGCCGCGCATAGTCGTTATCCCTGCACAGCTGACGCGCCCGATTGCGCAGCGCCTTAAAGCTGCTCTTGATTTCGCTGTCGGCACTAGTCCCGCTTGTCACCCAGTCAGCCGTCAGCCTGCTAACGCGGGCACCTTGATACGCACGCCTCTGCGGCCGCACCGGCTCAAATCCCATCGCTCGAAATAGCCGCGTGCGCAATCCCATCAGAACCTCACGAACAGATTGTGCGGATTGCCAAGACCATTGGCGATCAGCTCCGCCATCTGCTCTCGTTTGATCTCGGCCTTCAGCTTAGATTCACGCTCCATCAGCTCACCCAAATCAAGCTTGGTGAAGCTGCGGCTGCCGATGGTGTACTGCTTAGCGCCGCCGCTGATGATTGTGCGGATCGCAGCCTGCACAGCATCGAGATCGATCTGCGCTTGACTGCGCCCGTCAAACGCGCCCGGTGTGCCGGCATAGCTCAGCGCACGCTCAACCGTCAATTGGCCAGCACCCAGCGTGATTACCGATCCAGCCTTGCTAGCAATCGCCTGCCAATACCAGGTGCCCGCATCAAACCCGCCGCTGGTCGCTGCGCTGATCGTGAACTCCCACCCAGTGCCGTAAGCAGTGCCCGTAACACTGCTGCCCTCGCTCGCTGTATTGGTGCGCAGCCAATACGTCAGCGAGTAGTCCGCGCTGCCAACTACATTGCCCAGATTGTCCACGCCCTCAACGTCCCGCCACTGGATCGTGTCGCCGGCCTGGATTGTGCTGGGGATGTTCACGGCCTACCAGTTGCTGACAAACGCAGACGGGGCGGCAGGCGCCGCTTTCTTCCTCGATCTTAGCGGTGCCTTCTTGCCTTCCTCTAACTGCACTCTCAGCTGTTCCCACATCGTTGCCTGGTTCATTCGCCGCCCATAAAGCAACATCGCCGCATAGCCATACACCAAGCAATCCAACGCTTCGTTTCGATCACCCGCTTTCTTCACCCACTCACGGATCGGAAAGCCGCGGTGATATCGCAACGCCTGCCGTTCACTGGTCACCTGCTTGAAGTAATCCTCATCGGCAGCCATCCCAAAGTGCAGACCGCCCGTCGCTTGGTTGTGGCGCAGCCGACCAAACAACGTGGTCTTGATCGTGTCAGTGCCCAGCTGATACAGCGTGACGCCACGCTTAATCACCCGGCCGCGCCAGTTCACATCCACCTTGCTGCCCTTGCCAACCGCAGCGCTGTTGCGCCGGCTGCTGCCCTTGATCGCAACCACACCCTGCCCAACCCGGTCACGCACGTACCGGTACACCTCATGCGTGCAGTGGCCGCCGGAGTCCACAGCCATCTGCGCAACCTTCAATGTCTTGCCGCTCTCGTGTTCCCACTCAGTCGCCAGCACTGTATCCAGCTGCCCCCATACCTCCGTCATGGTCGGGTCGCCCATCAGCTCCTGATGCCACACCAGCCAGCCCGTCTCGCCCTCGCCCCATCCCCACACGCTCACCGCTAACCGGTTGTCCTGCACGTCAACGCCAGCAGTCAGCAGCACAACGCCAGCAGGGCACAGCCCGCTCTTGTAATCCAGTCGCCGTTCCATCAGTCCATCGGCGCTGATCTTCGCCGCGTAGTCCTCCTCCCATGTCTCCGCCAGCCGCGTATTCACAAACGCCTTCAAAGCCGGCGCATCGCCCTTAGCCCGCAAGAAATCCTCCACCAGCTGTTCCCAGCTGCACCAACCCAGCGGGCTATACAGACCACTCAGCTGGAACCCAGCAGTCCGGCCATTGCCAGCCGGTGCCGTTGGACGCCACTCACCACGCCGCAGCATCGCTGGCTTATGCAGCTCCTCGAATCGCTCACCGCAGTGCTCACACTGATACCGCGCAGTCTCCGGCCTGCCGTCGTCCCACTTCAGCTGGCCCCACTTCAACCATTCCATCGCGCCACAGCTCGGGCACGGCACATAGAACCGCCGCTGATCGCTCCGCAAATAGTCCGCCTCGATCCGGCTGAAGTCCTTCACGGTCGGCGTGCTGGTCAACAAGATCTTGCGCCGCGCAAACGTCGTCGTCCGTCGCTCCGCCAGCGCCACCGGGTCGCCCTCACCGTCCACATCACTCGGAAATCCGTCCACCTCATCGCAGAACAGATACCGACACGGCGCTGATCGCAAGCCCGTCGCACTGTTCGCCCCAGTCAGCAGCATGATCCCGCCGCTGAACTCTTTGCTGAACATCGTGTTGCCAGAGTCCCGCGCCCGTGCCGGTGCGATCTTCTCTGCCAGGCACGGCGTCTCCGTGATCATGCTCTCTAGCCGCTGCTTGCTCAGCCGCTTCGCCATCTCCACCGTTGGCTGCACGCACAGCATCGGCCCTGGCGCATGGTCGATCACATAGCCCAGCCAATTGCTGCCGGCCTCCGTCTTGCCCGTCTGCGCCGCAAACATCATCACCACCCGCTGCACAGCGCTTTCGCTGCTCAGGCAATCCATAGGCTCACGCAGGTATGGCGTCCGATCCGTGCGCCATGGCCCCGGCTCTGCACTTGCCTTGCTGCTCAGCCGCCGATACCGATCCGCCCACTCACTCACGGTCAGCGGCTGCTCAGGCCGCAGCCCATCCATGAAGCCATCGCGCCATGCGTTAGCCATCACACAGCTCCACCAGCGCAGCCCGGTGCTCTTGCGTCAGCACCTGGTGAATCACGGTCGGATCCGTCTCGCCAGCCAGCTGATGGCTCAAACGATCCGCCAAATTCGCCAATGCTTCCCGCACGCCGCGGCCAACCTTAAACGCCTCCTTCTTCACCTCCTCAGCTGGCACCAACTCACCCCGTTGCTGCGTCACCTGCAGCTTCGCTAGCTCCGCCTGATAGTGCTCACGCCTCGCCCTGCTCTCATTCAAGTCCGGGATCGCATCATCCGGCAATCCATTCACCCGACGCCGCAACTCATCCGCATCCCTCACCGGCTCCTCCACCGGGTCGGGCCTGCTCACCTTGCTCACGCTGTTGGCAACCGTGTTCTTGTTCCACAGCTCAAGCGCCAGATCACGATCCAGCCAGCGCTTGCCATCCTTCACAACAACAGCGCCAGCGATCCTGCTCTTCGTCGCATGAGTTACAGCGCCCTTGCTGCACCCCCTGATCGCTGCAAACTCAGCGAACGTGACCAGCACAAAGTTAAATCGATCTAGCGTTAACTTAACTCCCGCTAAACCGCCCTAAACTGTCTCAAGGGAGTCTCATTTGAGACTCACGTGAGACTCCTTGCGCCGCAAGGGTTTAGGACGGTTCGGCGCTGACGCTAGCGGAAGCGGGTGCGAACGAACGACCA